TTTACGTTAGTAGGCGTTACAGGTTCTGCACCAGTGCCACCAGACAGCGTAAACTCAGAACTTGTAGTCAGAATCTGAAGAAACCGCGCTGGCAGTAAGTGCTTGATTACATTGACACGATCTGAGGCAATAGTAATGTTGATAGCATCGTCATCATTGGTGCCTGGGGTGTGGTTCTCGAAGTCAGCACTTACTGATCCAAATATGGTTTGTGGCTGACCTATGGTGCCAGCAAAGTACAAACGCTCTTCATAAAATGCTACAGCACGCGGAAACTTTTGATCTCCCCCAAAGGCACCTAATGACCAACGGGTTGTTGGTGTGCCGCTGCCAACAACACTTGCTGGCAAAACGCCATTAGTATTTTTGAAGGTAGCCGTAACAACCGTTGCGCTGGTATAGCCTGTGATTTGCAAATAACCAGAACCGCTATGCTGATATGCCCAAGTTATATCACCATAGGTTTCAGAGCCGGAAAGATGTACAGGCGGCGATGTGCCAGAAGCATCCGTACCACTATCAGTTTTTTTGTATACATTATTACCAAACCGCACCAAATCATTTTGCGCATAATTGGTGCTTGCCGCCCATTCGTCGTGTTGAACCTCAATAACCTCACGCAACCTAATCAAACGCCCCACATCAGCAGATGCAAACACACTTGCAGACGCCGTTATGGTAATCCCACTGCCAGTATTAGCTGACGCATAAATAGTGGTTGTCGTTGTGTTTTCATCTAGGTATGGCCCGTCGATAAAATCTATATCAGCCAAAGTAAAGCTAGTAGCCGTTGTGCGTGTTAGCTTGGCTGGCTCATGGTCTTTGTGCGCTAAGAACAGCACATCAGCAGACTGCACATGATTTAACTCAAAAATTTCTGTAACCGAGTAAGTGGTTGTTACTTCTACAATTTTACCAGATGTTCCTGCACTACTGTATGCTGTAAAACCACTGCCATTAATTCCTGATAACTCAAAAGTGTTAGTAGTTTTGTTGGCTACTGTAAATTCACGATTGTTTAGTTGGGTCATCCCAACAACATCTTTGATAAAGACACGATCCCCGTTGTCATACCCGTGAGAACTTGCCGTTACCACAACAGGGTTTGCCGCCGTTGCTCCCGTAATAGTCTTGGTAGCTTCTGTTAGAATGCCGCCATCTTTGAAGAACCGGATGTAGTTGGCACCAAACTCCAGCACATACGCCTGTTCGTCGCTGTACTCAAAGTTTACCAGCCTGACTTTGCCGCCATCCTTTGATGCACCCGCGTAGTAAGATCCAGGGCGGCGTGTAATGCCACCCTGCGGAAAACTCACCATGTTGGTTAGTTCTTTTGCCGCCTCATTGTATTTCTGTAGGTCTATACGACCTTCAAGACGGGGCGAAAACTCTCCGGCGCGAAAGTTGGTTATGATAGTAGAAACACGCGCCATGTTATAGCCTTACATCTATAAACTCGTCAGCTTCGATTCTTTCTGGATAACCTTCCACGGCATCCATACCACGCGCCTCGTTAAGGCGTTGCTGGTATAACTGAAATGTTGCTTGCGCAACGCTATTGCTGCCGGTAATTGCATACGCAGTTTCGCTAGCTAATCTATGCGCTATTACGCTTGAACAAAGGCTGTCTAAAGTTTCCGTATCCGTAACCCTAGCTATATAAATAATGCTGCATGAACTTTCGTTGGAAAGCACCTTGCGGCCTTCAATCTTAAACATTTTATTACTGTTATAAGCCGCCACTTCATTGTTTACCTCTGCATTCCAAAAGGAAATAACACGCAAACAAAAAGGATTGGTCGGCAGCGTATACTGGTATGTAAAACCAAAAGATGGCGCAGTTGCATCTTGTGCAAGTGTTGCCCTTGAAATAGCACAGTTCCAGTTATGTGAACGTAAAACAGTATCTCTTACTGTATCAAACCGCCTGTTACACAAACGTGCTTCTTTGGAATTTTCAGTGAGTGACGTAATCGTATCTGCACCGAGCAGATCCATAGCTTCGTTACAGATATCAACGACAGACGGCATCACACACCTCTCAATAAGTAGAAGGGGCGGCGTACCGCCCCCTCTATGTTAGTTCACAACATAGTGGATGATGAACGACATATCGCCGCCAGTGCCGCCAGTTGCATTGAAAGTTGCAGCTACATAGTAGTATCCACCTGGATCGCTACTAACGCCAGCGTCTTGCCAAAGCTGCTGACCGATAGTGTTAATATCAGCAGCCTCAGTGCGGACATCCGCAACAGCAGTTGTGCCATCAGCAACGGACGTTGCATATAGATCTTCATCTATAACTGTGCCGTCTGTCTGGTACAAACCTACGTTGAACGTACAGCTACCGCCCAAAGCATCAGTCGCCACCTGCAAGGCGGTGATGGATGAGTTGGTTGGCAAAGGCACCAGCATCACGATATCATCGTCAGTGCTGTCACCTGCTGCAAGCGCGATTGAACCCTGTGCCACACGCAGAACGCCATGCAACTCATGCGAGTCACTGAAGACCTGTGGTGAAGCTTCAAAGTTAGCTACAAGAGTCGAGTTTTTGGTCGTCATGATTCATCTCTCCTCTTAGTCTGGGGTTTCGTCACAGAAGATCTGAACAACCTTGTCTTCCTCCATGCGCACCGATCCGATGCTCATGCAGTAATAGACTTGAGTTGCGTATCCCTTGTCGGCGCGTTCATCAATGCGTGCGCTGATGTCCTTGCCAATACCAAGAGTCAGACCATCTTCTGCCCAAGCAAAACACTTACGAATATCGTTAGAGTCCACGGACAGACGGTTGGACATGATGAAGCGGAAGCCCATGTAGGTATCCAACTCACCTTGTACGAGTGCCTTGACAGTGTTGAAGTCGCTGCTGGTGACTGTTGTGTCGCCAAGAAGATCTTCAATCTGCTTTGGGCCTACTGCAATGTAACGCGGGATGGACGGATCAACGTCGTTGAGATCCATCTTACGCTTTGCTTCACGCAGCTTGGCAAGGGTCAGGCCATCGTTAGACGATGCGGAACCAACCGAGTTTGCTGTTGCGTCAAGCGATGCGCTGCCAGAACCAGTTTCGCCGGTACTTGCAGTGCCTGTTGCAGCAGTGATGATGACATCATCCATTGCACGACCCATTGCTGCAGCAGCAGCGCGTGCATAAGAAGAAGTCGGATCGATGAGCATCCGCACCTTGTCTTGGTCGTCAACGAGATCTGCGTACTCATAGTCCGCAAGGCTCAGACGACGCCTGTCATGGGGCGTGTCCATCTGGGGAGTATCGGCATGGCGGCTGGTGCGCAAGGCAGCAGTAGCCGAACCGATCTGGTCGATAAAGGCATTTTTACCAACAACATTCTCAACGCGAACCGCATCACGCAAACGGGAACCCATCTGCTGTGAAAGCATCTGCACGTTTGCAGAATACTGTTGCACAAATGCCGTAGTGACTTGTGTAGACATTAGCCTACCTCCTAACTACAGTTACATTTTGGCAATTTGCGGTGTGCTACCCTTGCGGACACTCCTAGCCTTTTTGGCTGGCGTCAAGCCGCCGTCTTTCCGGCTGTCATCAGGACGGCTTTCACCGCTACCCTGTACCACCCAATCATAGTACATTTGTGCCATGTGGGCTGGATTCATAATATCACGTTGTGTGCCAAATTCAATCGCTATCCTAAGACACTCTAAACGCAGTTCAATTCGCTCCTCATCTGTCATGGATCATGCTCATTAATTCTTGAACATGATTGATGGCATTCTGCCGCGCAGTGACATTTTTGCTGTCCCAATACGCATGGCTTTTATCATTCATGATTGCGTCAATCTCAGCCTGTGCTTGTTTCGGCGTCATGTTGTAATTTGCTGACGCACCATCAATGCTGTCTTCGCTAGTCACGGTAGACTTGAAGTCTGCCATAGCTGCAAAAGCCTTGATGAACGCAGGATGATTGCCAACAAGCGTGCCATCTGACAACTGCATGTCCAAAACCTCACTGCCAGCAAACTCACGCGCAACACCAGATGCAGCATTCAGCTTGGCATCGTAGTTTTTGCCCCACTCACGACGCAGTTCAGCTTCAGTGTTAGACGCTTGGTCTGCCACCGCCTGCTGCATTTGTTCTGCAGAGTTGGACACAGTAGAGCGATAATACTCAAGAACGCCCTGCGCCTGATCTGGCGTAAGACGTAATTTGTGAGCAATATCAGCGTATTGACTTGCAACATCTTCTGTAATTACGTTGCCGTCTGCTTTGATCTCGTAACCATCTGGCGCTTCTGGGCGACCAAGCCTCCCATAAATGTTGTCAAGATCTTCATCTGTTGGGTTAATTGGCAACGGAATTTTTTCCGAACCAATAAGTCTTTGTGCGTTAACATAAGAACGCGCTAGGTTTTCAACATCCTTGATAGGCCCAAAGCTGGGGTGTTCACGGATGTCTTCTGGTATCATGGTCAAGAAGTCGTTACCAGACCCGCCTTGTGCTACCTCTGCCGGTGTCTCAATCGGCGCAGCATCAGGCTGGGCTACCTGTTCAGCTACTTGTTCTGACATTTATTCCTCACTTATCATGTTGTGAATATGAAGGATTACTGCACGTTTCCCTTCCTCAAACGCTGTGGCATTTGCATCTCCCGCCACATAGCTTGAAGCACGCCAGTTACAGCGTGCCTCAAGATCCCTTAGTACCTGTTCACCAGCGTGTTCGCTAAAGACGCCTCTGTACATTTCTCGCAGCTTCTTAACTTCCACTGCCATCGCCTACCATCCTTACCGCCTGTGCCGCCTGTGCAGCCGTGTAAACGTCTTCTGTGTCCTGTTGACGCTGCATCTGTTCTTGTTCTGCCGCAGCACGCTGCTGGCGCGTTTGCTCAACCTGCGCTTGCGGGAATAGCACATCCTTTGGCACGCCAAGCGAGTCTACAACATGATTGACCAAGCCATCTGGGTTGAGGTGGTCGCCGACTGGAATTGACTGCGCAAGCGGCAGCAAAATCTCAAGAGCCTTCATCGTACCATTCAGACTGCTAGACTTCTGTGCGCGTGCAAGTGGCGATACATAATCAATGTCCACATCCCTGCCCTGCAATATATCCGGTGGCACCGCAAGCATGTCATTGCGCAGCATCAGCGCAAATACACGGTCTATCATAGGACGTAACATCTCGTTCATCAGACGCCCCAGAACCGGCCCTATAACGCGCATACGCTCTTCCTGACGCTGCACTACCTCGGTAGCCGTCATGTTAGGCGTCTGTGCAGATAGTAATTGGTCTACATAGAACGCAGAACGGATAGCGCCACGACGCTGGTCTTCCATCGTCAAGCCTATAGGGATGTTTGCGCCAGTGTTAAGCGGCGTAATGGTATCCCTTGTGCCACTCCTAAAGAAGTTAAGGCCACCTGGCTGGGTACGGATAGGGAGAAGAAACCCGTCGTCAGGAACAAGCAGAGGAGGATCTATTTGTTTCTGCGCAGCTTGGATGATGGTTTTTGACATAAGATTCAACATCTTAACGTCAGGCAACGCCACCATCGCAGGTGATCGTCCCATCACTTCACCAGTTGCCTTTAGAAAGCGCGGGACAATGTACGGAAACTCTTGAAAGCCGCTGATCGCTACCGGCATCTTGGTTTCCATACAAATATACACCGATGCAAATGGCATGTTCTTGTTGTCGCGTTTCGTGGGATCACGTTCATCACGCGGCAGAACAGCATGCAGCAGCGTTACCTCTTCATCTGGCTTCTTTTCAAATGTGCGCTGGATAAACTTGCCTACGTTTTCCAGCCCAAAACGTTGCACAGCTTGCCGTGCAGGTATCTTGTACTTACGAAACACAGTATCAACCAAGCCAAACTGGTCTTCTGCAACGTAAAACTCTGAAATGTGGCGCGTGCTAAACCGCAAGTTGTCGCCATCCATCTCCACGAACATGCAACCTGTGCCGAACACAACGAGATCTACATACAATTCGTGTACTTCAGTCTCAAAATTTGAGTGGTTAAACGCTCTAATCATGCGCTTGCTGCTATCTTCCAGCCAGCGTTGCACCATGTCATCGCGTCCTACCTCTGGGTCTTTCATTGCAAGGTGGAACCACGGCGTAGCGCCACTGGTCAGCATGCCATGCAGTGAGGCAGACAGCAGGTCTACAGCCTGTAATGCGGTGCCATCAAAGATATTCTCCATACGTTTTTCGCCGCGACTGCGCTTACGCACAATATCAGCCTTGCGCGGCAGCATATAATCTGCCAACTCCTGATAATGCGTATCCCAGTTGTCGCGACGGCTTTCTAAATCATCGAAACGATTGACGAGTTCTTTGATGGGGTCCATTTCAGCTACCTAACCTAGTAATGTCGGGGTTTGTCCGGTTACTGCTTCTTCCCCCAGCGCACCAGCAACTCTTGTAGCGCCACGCCCCTTACGCCTGCCTGTAGCCTGCTTTAAGGCTTCTGAGGCCATAGCATCAGCACGCGCATAGTCTACCCTTGCTGGCGGCTCTGGTGGCGGCGGTGGCGGTGGCATAGTAACTCTTGGTGTAAACATAGACATACTATACTCCTTATTTCAAAATACGCGCTTCCATAGGCATGTCTTCCCCACGCCCTAATAAATTTCTATCCTTGCGTTGCATTTCTTTTCTTCTGCGTTGCATTTCTTTTCTTCTCAGCACACCTTCGATCAAGGTCTGCGTCTTAGCTGTGGCTGCACTTACATCATCAGGCACAATCTCTGACGTAACCTCTGACGTTACCCGTGGCGTTACATCATCTACACCTTGTATAAATCCGCGCTGTCCGCCCTCAATCAAAGTATCCAAAATTGTTTTTGCTCTGCGCTTGCCGATAATCTTTAAAGCGCCAAATGGCAGTTGACCAACATTTGCTCTCATAGCCAAATTCCCAAGCTGCCGCCTATCGACATCTGTTCTGCCAGCTAATTTTGCAGCAGCATCTTGTCCATATCCACTAGAGCCAATAGTAGCCAAAACTTCACTGGGGCTAATCCCGCTACGCCTAGCCAGTTCCCCACTAGGTGCTGTCCTCATAATTGTTGCGTTGCCACCAGAATCATAGCGCACACCAACCTCACGCGCCTTTTCAGACACTCTAGGACGTGGCGTAGATGGCAAAGGTGCGGTGCCGGTACGCATTCTAATCGGGTCTGTCGTGACATTGATTGCGCGTTGTTGCTGCGGCGTCGTAGTTCTTGGCCGACCTCTAGCTGGCCCTACATTATCTGAACCGCCTGATGTGCCACCACCTGATCCCATATCAATGCTCCTTCAAGGCGTGAAAGCCAACTTTTCCTGTTTCTGTACGCAACCAATAGCAGTCAGTATAGCCCATTTTAACAAATGTGTCTTTTAAATAGCGGAAACCGGCTTTTATACTCTGAAAACCACCAAAAGCTATAAAGTCAATTATCCACGGGCTGTCGCCGCAACCGCGAAAACCAGATGCCGGAAACCTGCTATAACGCATATAGCTGTCAATGTGGTGCATCTCAGGAAAAGCCCATGTCGCAAAAACAAACGGAAATCCATCTTCATCTT